ATGACGCGGGTAAAGCTGATTGGCAGAACCTATCGGTTCAGAATGCGCGTTCCAAAGATGTTCCGTGAGGTCGAGCCGCGGAATGAGGTCGATATCTCACTAAAGACGCCAGACCTGCTGGTCGCCGAGGCGAAGGCCCGCAAGTTCGAGAAAGAACTCGTTGCGATGTGGGAAGCTCGCATGGCCGGAGAGAACCCAGATTACGAGGCCATCGTAAAATACTGCCAGGCGATGGGGTTTGCCTATCGAGCGGTGGGAGACCAAAGCGATGGTGATTTCATGCGGCGTATGGGCGCGCTTGATCCGTACAGTAAGGTTCAGAGCCAGTCCCTGATGGGCACGGTATCCGCACGCGGTATGTCGATCTCTCGCATGCCCAAAATGTACGAGACCCTGAGCGCCTATCGTCTGAAAGCGAAAAATCAAGAACAGCTGCGCATCTGGCGCATTCCGTTTAACCGAGCCGCCGACCTGTTCGTCGAGGTGTGCGGCGATCTGGCCATGGAAGATGTAAGCCAGCAGGAAGCGCAGAAGCTTAGAGATCATCTGCGCACCGCAGTCGAGAATGGGGAAATCGTCGCGAACACTGCAAACCGTATGATTGGCTCGCTGCAGACGATGTTCAAAGAAATATGCCGAGACAAGAAGCTATGGTTGCCCAATCCCTTCAACGATATGCGGCTCAAAGAATCCAAGACCAAAGGGCGGCGAAAGGCGATCCCGCCGGAAATGATCGACAAAATCTTGGCGCCCAAGGCGTTGGATCGATTGAATGATGAGGCAAGGGATGTGCTCTATATCTGCATCAACACTGGTTGCCGACCGTCTGAGATCTGCGGTGTCCTGAAACATCACATGCATCTTACCGCAAATGTTCCTCACTTCGAGTTGGTCGAGGAGGAACGAGAGTTGAAGACGTCGGCGTCAGTTCGAAAAGTTGTGCTGGTTGGCATTGCCCTGGAGGCTATGAAGCGCCGATACAAGGCCGGAGGTTTTCCGCGGTATAAGGGCAAACACAGCAGCATGACGGCCCTGATCAACAAGTATTTGCGGAATAATGACCTGATCGACGAAGGCTACACGCTGTACGGCTTGCGCCATTCCTTTGAGGACCGCCTGATATCGCAGAATCTCGCAGATCGAATATCTGCAGAGCTGATGGGGCATGAGGTGAAGCGGGAAAGGTATGGCGATGGCCCTGACCTGCATCTTTTGGCAGAGATTTTGGCGCCGATCAGTTATCACTAGGCCGACAAGCGGCGCGCAACCTTCCGGGCTCTCTCTACCGCGTTTTGGCCCCTCAGGGCGTCTTCGAGCATGCGCTCTGCACGCAAGAATGTTGGAACAAATTCCTCGCCCCAAAGCTCAACCAGCTTTGCAGCTTTCTCATACGCCATCTGGAGATCTTCAATGGGTTGCATGGGGACGTTGATCCGGGGTTAGGTGGACTTCATTGCGTCAAGCGCGGCGCGCGCGCGGCGAACGTGCCCGAATGTCATAGGCATGGGGCCATCTTCCAGCCAACCTACAGACCCATCGTCCGGCTCATCCGCGCAGATCCCGTTCACACCTGTTTCGTCCTCAATGATGGTCAAAAGTTCCTCTAGTGCGGTCAGGTCTTTGGGCATCGGTTTTCCTTTCGGGTTGGGGTTAGGTGGAACTACTGGCACTCATGAACCTTAAGAGCGAATTCGTGGAAGTCTGCATCAAGCGTGTCGCCCGTCAGCTCCTCCCAGTCGCGACGTAGTCCCTCGGCACTAGCGTCAAAGCGCTCTTCGGCGTTCATGGTAGCAATCTGACCATAAACCCAAGCCAGGAAGGCGGTTTCGGTGTGTGTAAAGCTGCGCATATCTCTCTCCATCAAAGGGGTGCGTTTTCCGTCGATACGGTGCTTCAAACCCGCATCGGCATCAGGACCATGATCAGATCCGTATGTGCCTCACTGGTAGCCAGGGCAGGCGCGCCATTGTCTTTCGCGCGCAAGCGAATGTTCCCCATCGTTGCTGTCGTCTGGGCAAGGTAGAGGGTGTTGAAACCGATATCCGGCCCAGACTTGCCCTTGGCGGCATAAGTCACAGACATCTTGCCATCGTGATCCTCTCGGCCAATCGTCATGGTGCCATTTTCAGGGGAAATCTTGCATCCAAGGTCTTGCGGTCCGGCCATCAAGCGAAGGCGTTGAGTGGCGGATTTGGGAATGATGGTATCGAGTGCCTGTTCCCCGTCGACTGAGGGGATGACCTTGTTGTAATCGGGATATGTGCCATCGATCAGTTTGCAGTGCAGTTCGCGGTCGCCCATCTCAATACTAAGAAGGGTGGGCGTCTTATCCGCGCCGCGGTACGTGATCTGGGCAAGCTGATTGCCGTTTGCTGTTAGCATTGATGCAAGCGGCGTTATGCCGATCTGCGGGAAGATCACATCAAATGGCGGATTTGGCGCTTCGAGATCCAGACGCGCAAGCCGGTGCCCGTCCGTCGTCACCATGCGTGACGCACCGTCGTTTGAGGTCCAGTAGATCCCGTTCAGATAGTACCGGGTTTCTTCGGTCGATATGCACGGTTTGACCAAGGTAAGCGCGCGGAGGAGGACGTTTTCACCGACCTCGATGCCGCCCAGAGGCTCTTGCTTATTGATAGTTGGCCAGTCCTCGGGCGGGGCCATAACGTTCATGGCAAGCGACATGCCGTCAGCCGTCAGAGTGAGGAGATCCTTGGCAATGTCATGCTCAATGGTGACGGTGCCGGACAGACCCGCCGTGACTTTCATCACCCGGTGGCCGTTCATCACAAATGACCAGGCGTCAGAGGTGTCGCAGGAGAGTGTCTGCCGTGCTTCGCGATCAAGGCAGGTGGCAGTGATCGTCAGCTGGCCGTTTTCAACCTGAAACAGGTTCTGGCTCAAGATCGGGATGCGCGACCACGTTTCCCGCACCTTGTTGACCCAAGCGAGGGCAGCGCGAAGTTCTGAGATGTCGACCTTGAGTGATTTGGTGCCGACATCAGTCTTAATTTCACTGTGAGCGTTCATCTTAGAGCCTTTTGGTGCATGGTTTCATTTGGGGCGCTGCGGGTGTTCCGTGAGTGGGTTGCCGCGCCCCAGTCGCAGCGCTCGCGCTGCGGGTGTGGTCAGCTGCTGCTTCTGGCGCGCTGCATTCGGCGGGTGCATTTTCGCCTGATCTTGCGCTGATCCTCTTTCAGCTCGTGCAGCGCGCGCTCTTTCCTGCTGATGCGCAGGTGAAGGACCGCAAGGCGGCGCAGATCCATTTCGTCGGCAAAGTGAAGCCACAGCGCCTTGAGGCCGAAAATCTCAATCTTTTTCCGCCCGTTGCCGGTCTGCTTTGGTTCGGCCTGTGTACCTGTGACAGGTACACAGGTTGGGGCATTTGCTCTGGTTTGCATGGTTGCTCCGATCACCGGTAAGGGGTCGCGATTTTGCCTGTCCAGGCGTCGAATTCGGTGCGTAGGGCGGCGAAGCGATCGGCAGCGGCCTTGTTGCTGTTGAGCAGGCCACGGCTGTTCACGCCGCAGATCAGGCGGACGTATTCGGCGGCAGCGCTGGACATCAGCGATTTGCCGGGAAAGCCGCTGCGCTGTGCTGCAAATTCCTGAAATCGCGGGTCATTGCAGAGGATCCCGGCCTGTTGGGCGGGTGGCATCTCGGCAAAGGGCTGGCGGGTCATCAGCTTGCGCCTTGCGCAATCAGTGCCGGCGGTCGGGATGGGAGGCCTGTCGTGGCGATGTGTCGGCGGATGCGACGGGTGAGCCCATTCGCGGGTAGTGGAGCTTCGCTAGCGCGTTGTGCGTCGCTCGGTCGGCGATCGTGATGCAGCCAGATTGAGAGTTTTATTTGGTTGTTCTCGGTTGGACCATGAATTGCAAGGTGCATTGCGGCTCTCCCAGTGTAGGTTCTGGGTTAGCATAATGTCCAATAAAATGGATAGTCAAGATGTATGTCCGATATTTAGGACAGTTTGTGGCGCGACTCGCGCGATTGGTAGCGCATCGTTGCGATGTTATGAGTGTGGGTTGTTGGGGGTCAGCCCAACGAGGAAAAGGAGTGAATTATGCGAACAGTTGCGTTGGCTGAGGCGATTGGGCGTTTGAGTTGCCGCCTGTCGGACTGGGGGTATGTGGTCAAGGAGGTTGATGATGTTTCAACCGTGCCGGGTTTGGTCGACCTGTTGGGAAAGTCCTATCTAACCCCCTTATCAAGTCCAGGACACAACGATTTCACGGAGAATAACGTTATATGGCTGGTCGCTATGAAGGGGGATACTCCTGTATTCGCGGGGTGTGCGCGCCTCGAAGATATCGGGCGTGAGAGTATATCCAGATACTGGTCCAGAACCTTCAAGCGTGCATATGGGGCTAATTCAGATGCCCCAGTAATCGAAAAAGTTCGCCCAGAGGTGGAAAAAAAACTATTCGGGCGTCTTGTCTACTTTGGGGATCTTTACGTCAATTCATCCGAGAGGGGTTCGCGCGTAGCGCTTCGCTCATTTGTAGCGTTGGGACACTTGGCTGTTTCCTTAAAATGGGATCCAGACTGGATTTACTGTTTTGTCAGAGAGGAAGATTTGGCGCGCGGGGCAGGTGTTATTTATGGGTTTTCAACCTTGCTTCCTGAACCCTTCAATTGGTTGTCCCCGCCGCCGCCTAGGTCTAATTCTGAATGGCTTGCATTGCTTCCAAGAGACGAAATTTGGTCGTTTGCAGGCGCTTCACTCCGCGCGGCTCTTCGTAGTGCTGGTCCTCGACGGGATCGCTCAGACAATCAGCAGGGAGTAATTAAGGATGCGCCTGCCGAGTGCGTCGGATCTCACGGGGAATAGCCCTCGGATAAACTCCATCTTTACTCGTACAGGGTGGTTCGGCATTTGAACGTCTAACGTTTCCAGCGATACAAGTGGGCCGTTTATTGAGGTGCTGGCATATGCAGAAACCCAGCGCCTCTTGAGTTCATCGTCGGGCACCGTGTCTAGGGCTGTCTGCAAGAGGTGGGCGTCAGGTTGGCCCATTGTGATCGCCGCGAGGCTTTTTGCGCCAACTTCGACGACTTTCAAGCTGGAGGCGTCGGGTGCGCAAGGGGCATATTGGTCGCAGTACGCAAGTGTTTCTGTAAAGCCCTCTAAGACGCCTCCTGACTTTAGATGTGTCCGCATCAAGGAGTCGATGGTAGGTGTTCCATTGCTCTGAGAGTGCTGGGCGATCAGAGTCGCCGAGGCGTGGCTGAGCAGTTGATCGGCGCTATCAAGTTGGGTGGATAAGCGGCGTACAGGCGGCGCTATCCCTGCGAGATGATCTAGCGTTGTTCCTAGCAGGGAGGCTACCCGAGACATGCCAAATAGGCCGGGCCCAGTTTTTGAGATGTCCAGTTTCTTGTCGTTTATGATGTTGTAGAGAGTCTTCTTGCCCAAGCCTGCTGCTGTTGAGAGGCCCCAGATGTCGTCACCATATGGTGAGTTTTTCACTGCCTCGCTAAGTCTTTCTCTAAATCCATGCATGTCAATAATATTCCTAAATTTAGGAATTACCATGCAACTGCTTGACCTCTGGGGTCAAGGCGTTGCAGCTATTGGTTGTGAAGATTTTTGTTCGCCCGGAGCAGTGGATTGAAAGTAGCTAAATTTTGTCAAAAATTACTTGATATGAGTGAGCGGGAGCTGGCTGCTTTGCGGGTCTACGGTGAGGATGCTAGTCTTTTTCTAGCAGAGCGAGAATGCCGTCGCGCGCTCGCGTATCTTGCTCCATCAGCGTCATCAGTCGCTCGGTCTCAGGGGAAATCTCAAAGCCAAAAAGAACAAAAGCAAGACTAAACCCATTCGCTTCACAGATCTTTGCGAGCTTTTGAACGGTGGGTTCGGCTCCATCCTTTAGGACGGAGTGTAAATATCCGGGGGTTGTATCGCCGCGCTTGCTTGCCTCGCGCATGGACAGGCCGGACTGCTCGAGTAGCAGCAGCAGGCGTTTCCTCATCGCGTTGGTGTCATATGTGCCATTCATGCTGCGATTATCCATTAGATTGGATATATGCGCACGTCCTTTATTTTGGAATATTGACGTGTCCAAAATAATGGATATTACTGCCATGTATGAAACCAGTTCAACATACATGGCTTGATGTCTCAGGCGGCCCCCTTAGTGGCGAAATCCGGCTTCTCCTTGAGCGGATTGAGAAATTTTGTGAAGCGCGGAATTGGACGCTCGGGTACTTCGGAAAGCATGTTGCAGGTGATGACACAATCATCCGTAGGCTCCGCGATACGGGGCGTGTGCAGGCCCGTCTGGTGCTCGTAGTGGAGCGGTTTCTTGACGACAATGAGGTGGCGGGTCGATCCGGTGGTGACGCGCAATGACCATAGGTTGCGGGTCTCACTTCGCATATCGGAGTGGCAAGGCTGCATCAGGATGCCGCCTACTTGGATCATTCGTCGTGTTTGAAGTTTTTGACCTCGGCGTCCAGGCATTGTTCCACCTTCGCGGGGTCAATGTTGGCAAAAATGCAGTAACGGCCAGCCCTGTCTGGATTGGTCAGGTTCCTATCCGCGAGAAAGCGTTGGTAGGTTTCTTCGTTGCGCTCGCGGATGTGATTTCGCAGGCAGTCATATTGATGCAGCCAGTGCAGCGATACCTCGCCCCGGCCACCGCATTGTTTCACTGCCTCGGTCTCGCGTCTGGAGAACGTGTCGCCGATACGGTTGGACAGGTCAGCATATGCAAGGCAGGCAGCTTGTTCGACCTGCATGCAATCGTTGATCTGGCTGAAATCCGGGGCGCCGGGATTGAGCGCTCTGCACGCCTCAAAGGCAGCAATGTCGTTGCAGAGAAAGTTGGCTTGCGCCGGCCCGGTGATCCACATCGCTGCAAAGCTTGCAGCGATGGCGGTGCGGGCAAGGCGAATGACTGTCATGTTATCCCTTTCGGTGTGTGTTTTGCTACCGCTGAAGGTGCAGGCAATCAGAGCGGCAAACAAGCCCCGGTTGTCATCAAAAACGCAGCGGGCACAGAGGGCCGCCACCCTCGCTTCGTCGCCGATCGGGGGCAGGCGCGCCTGCATGTGGCCCCTTATCCTCCCTGTTGGAACCTGGGCGCGTTGGTGCAGCTAGCGCCGCGCGCCCCTTTTTCCAAGGGGGGTGCCATGCTTGACCTTCAATCCTGCGCGTTGGCGTTTCCAGATCAGCCCGATTGGGTCTGGTTGCGTTGGTATTGGGGCGTCACAGATTTGCTGCGCGCTGGCGTGACGCTTGATGACGTTGCTGCGCGTGAACGGGGGCGGATTGCCTGCCTCGCCACGCCTTATTCCGACTTTCCCGGCGGTCCTGTGTTGGCGGCTGACTACGCGGCGGAATGGGCGGAATTGTTGAGTGGGGCAGGGCTGCTGCCCTTGTCGCCTGCGCTATCGGCATTTGAGACTGGCGCGGCCAGCGCTGAGGTTGTTTCGGTTTCTCGCGTTGCTGAGTTTGTCGTGGTGCCCCCGATCGAGGGCTGGCGTCAGTCGGCAGAGGTCTGGTGCGCTGTCTGTACCGGATTGGCTGCGATGCAGCCTGTTTATCTGCTGAATGGGGGTGCCTGATGGCTGAGCGGGATCTTTGGCGGGCGGTCTTGGCCTTGGCGGTATCGGATACTCTCTATGAGGGTGATGCGCCGGTCGCCTGCGAGGCGCGCGATGCTGCGCGTGAGTGGTTCCGGTTTGGTGGCCGTGATTTCCGCTTCACATGCGTGATGGCGGGATTTGATCCCGATGCGGTGCAAGCACGGTATATGGCGGGCAAGTTCTCAGCGGTAGCTGAGGCTGGGCGTGCGTTCATGCATCATACTGGGCGGCCGCCGCATGTTCCGGAGGCAGTGCGCGTGCGGTCGCGCGTTCCAGCCGGTCACCAACAAAAATCAGAGCAGCAGGGAGGTCAGAATGGACGGCCAAATCAATGACGTGGTGCAGGCGATGCCTGACCCATGGCCGCTGAAACTTGGGGAAACCCTATCATCGCACGACTGGTTTCCGTTTCATGGGCATCAGTTCCTCGGCTCTTCCTTTGTCCGCACATCGGTGATGGCGGGGCGACGGGAGGATATAGGTACCGCCGTGATCCTTCAGGCAGAGGCCATGCGCGAGGATCCTGCGGGCACCTTGCCGATTGATGATGTCGAGCTGGCCGACCTTGCGCGGTTTCGCAGTGTGGATGAGTGGCTTGCGGTGCGCGCGCGTGTGCTGAAGGGGTGGGTCACCGTGTTGGTCGAGGATCCCAGGACTGGGGCAGTGACTGAGCGTCTGGGCCATCCCGATATCGAGGACGTGGTGAAGGACATGTACAAGCGCAAGCGAGGCAGGGATGCGGCGCGGGATTCCTCGCGTATGGCGCTGAAGCGGCACAAGATCCGCTCCAAGATGCAGGAGATGGGCATTCCCGAGCATATGGTTGCGGACAAGGGCGCGATCCAGACGTTGGCAGAGCACTTCGATCATGCTGACATCTACATCACGCCCGACAATCTGCGCGCGGCAATGGCTGAGGTGCTGGGGTATACCGGCGCTGTGACGCCGCTGTCGGCGCATCGGCGCACGTGAAATCCCACTGAAATACAACTGAAATGATTTCACTACATTTCAGCATGATTTCACCCGGCAAGTGAAATTGCCCTACAGAACAGAACAGCACAAAACAGAATAATACAGAACACCTTACTAGCGCAGAACTCTGGCGGGACGCCTGTGGATAACTTGGAATTGCTTAGAAGAAAGGCAGAGCAGACATGGACGCTAGAGAGCAACACGCGGGCGAAAAGCGGGTGCGGGAGCACCTGATTGATCCGCTGACCCGGTTAGGGTTGGTGAAGCCATCGGGAATGACGGTGGCGCAATTCAAGGTGATGCAGGATGAACTCTGCGGCAAGCTGGCCTATATGACGGATCTGAACCTGCAGGCGTTGGCCGAACAGGTGCGATCGATGCCCAGCGGCAAGAGCAAGGATCGATTTCCGATTGCCGCCAAGGTGCTGGGCTGGGCGGCGCAGATCCAAGCGCCCGCCGATGACGCATCGCCCTTGTTCCGCGCTGTGTTCGGCGGTGCCCTCGGCAAGGCAGCGATGGCGGAGGATTTCGCGCCGGAACTGTTGGCGCATCTGCGGAGCCATCGGGTGTGGCCGCGTGAATACGATGTGCGCCAGATCCGCGAGCGGTCACTTGAGGCCAAGCGGCGCATTACTCGGATGGCAGAAGCCGAGCAACGCGGTGGTGTCGTATCCGAGGAAGATCAGCGGCTGCGGGCCGCACGGGCGCAGGCAGAAGAGAAGTGCCGGCGGATTGTGGCGATCGTCGAGAGCGGAGGTGCAGCATGACCGAACATGTGGTGATCGTCGCGTCCAACGGTGTTGCGCGGCTACAGGCAGAGGCGGATCGAATTGCCGCGATAAAGGCGCGCTGCGCTGTTCCGTTGGCCTGTGGTGATAAAATTCGGTTGGCGCCGGGGCGTGGTCCAATGATCCAGTTCACGCCTCGGGAGATCCGTCAGACCAGCACCGGTGGTTTTGCATCGATCAAGTCAGGGCATGAAGGCAGGGATGCCGCGCGGGTGGCTGATGTGTTCGATGAGATGGATCGCGCCGCACGTAAGGCGCATCGGGCGGTTCAGCACCGGTTGGAGCGAGAGGGGAAAGATCCGCAGCCTTATGTGCCGCCGTTCACGCCCGGGCAGATCAGCGCGGGCCGAGACTATGCCGCGTTGGTGGAGCGGGTGAGCGCATCGGGCGTCAAGTGTTCATCCCTTGAAACGGTCAGTTCCAGTGGTGGTGGCGGTGATCGGGAAGAGGCGATCTTCCGCGACTTCCAACGGTTGCGCGCGCTGCAGCGCAGGATCGGCGATGGGCTGGCAAAGGAAGTGCGGCGCATTCGCCCCTCGCAGAATGGCGGGCGTAAGCGGTCGGCCATCTATGTTCGGCGACTTGTTGACTTGGTATGCCTTGGCGATCTGTCGCTGGAAGGCGTCTTGGCTTCGCATGGCTGGGCAAAGAACGGGCAGGCAGTTGGTGCGCTGCGCCTATCTCTCTGCGGCGCTCTGGACAGAATGCAGGGCTATGATCTGTCAGGGTGAAAAAGGGTGTTGACACTTAAGTCACCTGCGAGGCATGAATAGTACATCATCACGAAATGCGCCCACGGGAAACCGGCGGGCGCTTTTGCGTTGGTGCTTCCTGAACAGTGAGGGTTTCCCGTGCCGCAGCTAAAGATCTGTGTGGCCTCTGGCTGCGAAGACTATGCGCTGCCTGGGTTGTCTCACTGTGATCATCATGAGGCGGAACGTCAGGGCAAGCTGAAGGCGCGACGTGCCAAAGCGCAGACATCAGAGGCGGCGCTGATGGCGCGGTCGCTCTATGCGGATCCACGCTGGCGCGCTGCTAGCAAGGCATTTTTGCGCCAGTTCCCTATGTGCCGCGATTGTGGCGAGTTGGGTGTGATCGAACCGGCAACGGATGTCGACCACATCGAGCCTCACAAAGGTGACCGGAAACTGTTCTGGGATCGGGAGAACTGGCAATCGCTCTGTCACCGGTGCCACAGCCGAAAGACGGCGCGCGAGGTCTTCCACGGTGGGGGGGGATCCAGAAATTAGAGGCGTAATAGCCGTAACCGGCGGTCATACCTTTGTTTTCGCGAGCGTGAAATTGGAGAAAAAAACCCACTTTGAAAGGAGGGGCAGAGATGAAGGGACGCAAGCCGAACCTTGAAAATGTCATTCCCATGAAAGGTGACATGCCCAAAGAGATCCCGGTTGCGCCGGATTTCCTTGATGATCTGGGACGGCAGGTCTGGGAAGAGCTAGCGCCGGAGCTGGTCAAGAAGGGGCGGCTTGAACTGCTCTACAAATACCAGTTCGGTTCTTATTGTTCAGCGGTGTCGAACTTCATCCAGGCCACGAACACGCTGGCGCTTGAAGGCCTGTTCTATGAAACCGGCAAGGGTCGCAACGGCAACCAGCGCCGTAAACACCCGGCGCTGGCATTGCAGGATACTGCCGCCGCGAGCATGCGGCGAGACTCTGCACTGTTCGGTCTGTCTCCGGTCGATGCCGCCCGCTTAGAGGGCGGTGATCAGGGTGATCTCTTCGATGAGGTCATGAAACAGTTGAATGGAACCAATTGACCACCCGGTATCCCGTTATGCGCTCGGGGTGGTTGAAGGGGATACCGTCGCTGGGGAACTGGTTCGCATGGCATGCGAGCGCCACTTGCTGGATCTTGAGACGGGGGCCGATCGGGGTCTGGTCTTTGATTGCGAGGCAGCCAGTCGGATCATTCGCTGGGGTGGCATGCTCCAGCACACAACCGGGCCGATGGCTGGTCAACCGCTGAAGCTGGAGCCGTGGCAAGAGTTCCGGCATGGGTCGGTCTTCGGGTGGAAACGTGCTGAGACTGGCCTGCGCCGGTTTCGCTCAACCTATCATCAGGTTGGCAAGAAGAACGGCAAGACGACCGATACGGCGGTGCCGATGCTCTACACCCAGTTGTTTGATGGTGAGGCGGCGCCGCAGGGGTACTGTGCTGCAACCACAAAAGATCAGGCAGGGCTACTGTTCAAAGAGATGAAGCGGATGATCAAGCGATCGCCGCTGTTGCGCCAGATGATGAGGGTCTGGCGCGCGTCGATCGAAAGTCCGCGGACAGATGGTCTCATCGCGTGTCTGAGCCGGGACGGGGATTCCTCGGACGGAATTAACCCCAGCTTTCTAGCACGCGATGAAATGCACCGCTGGACCGATCGGGAACTGGCAGACACGATTGTTGAATCGATGATTGCGCGGGCGCAGCCGATTGACTGGGTGATCACTACGGCTGGGCAAGATCGCAGCTCACTCTGTGGCGAGTTGCGCGACTATGGTGAGAGCGTCCTGCGCGGGTCCGTTGAAGATGATTCCTTCTTTGGTTTCATTGCGGAGCCGCCTGCGGACTGTGATCCGGCAGATCCGCAGTTCTGGGCCATGGGAAACCCGAACCTGGGTGTCAGTAAGCAGATCGATGCGATGCAGGACACGCTCAAGAAAGCGTTGGCCATTGCGGGCCGGATGCCGAACTTCAAGAGGTTTCACCTGAACCTTTGGACCGAGGGTGCGGAGACTTGGATTGCAAGGGATGTCTGGGATCAGGGTCTTGCGAAAGCGCCGTTTGATCCGGCGATGCTCTATGGGCGCAAAGCCTGGGTCGGGTTGGATCTGTCAAACAAGGTCGACACCACAGCGATCGTGGTAGCGGTGCCTGTTGATGGGGTGATCTATCTGATCACCTACACATTTCTACCGGCGGGGCCGAAGGGTTTCATCCAGAGAGCACAGACGGAAAAACGCGAATACGTGGGCTGGCGGGATCAGGGCTGGCTGGAGGTTCATCAGGGCGGGACCATTGATGAGGATGCCATCGCCGATCGACTTGAGTGGATCCGCAAGCATTTCGATTTGCAGGAAGTGGCCTATGACCCTTGGGGCATGAAGTATCTGGCTGACAAGCTGGATAAGCGCCGGTTCCCGATGGTCGAACACCGGCAGGGCTATGGCTCAATGTCGAACCCAATGAAGCGGTTCGAGGAAAAGGTGGCCCAGGGCAAGATCCGCCATGGCGGCAATCCCGTCCTGGCATGGCAGGTTGGCAATGTTCATCGCGACGAAGATGCGGCGGAGAACATCAAGCCGAACAAGAAGAAATCGACGGGGCGTATCGATGCCGCCGTAGCTGCCATTATGGCGCTGGGGCGGGCTGAGGTGGGCGAAGAGAAACGCAAGGCGCGGGAAGTTGAGGTCGTATGAAAGTCTTCGGTCTGGAAATCACACGCGGGAATTCGGCCAATACTGAAATGCCGGTTCGGGTTGAGCCGCCGATGGTCGAAGCTATTGCGGAGACTTCTGGCGTGGCCCGACCAGAACCGTGGATGACTGAAATCGGCTTTGGCGGTGGCCGTGGCGGCACGGGGTCTAAGCGCTTGCCAAATGTCACTGCACGGCGGGCGGAGCAACATGGCACAGTGTTTGCCTGCTGCAATAACATTGCAGGGGATCTTTCCAAGGTTCCGCTGAAGATCTGGGAGCGCAAGGCGGATGGCCAGGAGGTCCGTGTGCGCGATCATCCTGCGGCCTATCTGCTGAACGTCGAGGCATCGGAGGGGGTGCCCGCAAAGGTCATGCGCTATGCGCTGGTCTATGCTTGGGCCTTACGTGGCAACGGTTTTGCCTATGGCCCCCGTGATGGTGGCGGTGATCTGGAAATGATCGAAGTGATTGATCAGGATGGATGCAATCCGCTGCGGGCTGGCCGCGCCCGGTTTTACGATTTCACCGATGGGGCGGGTGTGTATCGTCGCGTTCCCAGCCGATCAATGGTGCATCTGCGTTACATGGCGCTGGACGGCTGGACCGGACGTTCTCCGCTACAGGTGGCCAGTGAGACTGTAGGGCTTGCATTTGCGGGGCAGGAATCCGCTGCGCGGTCTGTTTCCGGCGCGCATTCCAAGGCGTTCATGAAGCTGGGCGATCACTATGAAGACGACGGCGCGCGGACCCGAAATGCGAAGCGGTTGAAGGATCATCTGACCAATCCGAATTCGGACGGTATTCCCGTGCTTGGCCCTGATGACGATATCAAGAGCCTGGATCTGACCGCCGCAGATCAAGAGCTGTTGTCCAGCCGCAAATTTGATCGTGAGCAACTGGCCGCAATCTACCGAATGCCGCCGTCAAAATTGCAGATGCTGGAATACGGCGTGAAGGCAAATGGGGAGCAGCAGGCGATCGACTATCTGACAGATTGTCTGCTGCATTGGTCAGGTCTGGCAGAACAGACGTTGGCGCTGTCGATCCTTACACGGGGTGAGCGCGATCGAGGATTGTTCCTGCGTCATGATTTTGGGGCGCTACTACAGCCGACAATCAAGGATCAGATCGAGGCGGTGACCAAGGCGGTTGGTGGTCCCGTATACACCCCGAACGATGGGCGGAAAAAGCTTGGCCTGCCGCCAACTGAGGGCGGCGACAAAATGAACCCTGCACCGAACATGACGCGGGATGACAGCAAGGACGCAAAGGGGAAAGAGAAATGAGCGGGACAACCATTGGTGCGCTACTGGGAACAGCTGCGGTTGCGATCTGTGCAGAGCATCTACCCATGCTTGACGCTGTTCTTCCAGGTCAGGCTCCTGAGAGTGTCGAGGCGATGCAGGCTATGGTCGGCGCTGGCGTCAAGGTCGAACGGGGCGAGCGCTATGCGGTCCATCGTGGCATTGCCTATGTACCGGTTCGCGGTGTCCTGTCTCCAAATTCTGAGATCCTTGAGCGCTGGTTTGGTTGGGCCACCTATCACGGGCTGATTGACACCATGGGCGCGCTTGCTGCCAGTGATGAGGTGCGCGGTGTGGTGCTGTTTTTTGACACGCCGGGTGGGGCGGTCGTAGGTGTTCAGGGTGCAGTCGAGGCGGTCAAGGCTTGTGCTGCGGTGAAGCCGGTGCATGCGTTTGTCTATCCGCTTGCGGCTTCTGCTGGCTACTGGCTTGCCAGCCAGTGCACAGAAATCATCGTCAGCCCTGGCGCCTGGGTCGGGTCGGTCGGCACCATGATGAACAGCAACCAGCCGGTGCAGTCGGGTAGTTCAGGTTATCAGGACTATATTTTGACCTCGCAACATGCCGGAGCCAAGCGTCCGGACCTGTCCACGGATGAGGGGCGGGCGTTAGCGCTGGACCGCCTGAACGCGATGGAGGCAGATTTTCACGCTGCGGTTTCTGAAGGTCGCGGGATCTCGATCGACGATCTCAAGGTGAGCCTGAGCCGCAGCGGAAACACCGCACATGGCGGGGATGTTTTCTGGGGTCAAGATGCGGTTGAGCGTGGGCTGGCAGATGGCCTTGAGGATATCTCTACCTTTATGGCGCGGGTTTCGGCGCTCTATGCCCCGCCGCAGCAGAGGCAGGCGCGGGCCATGATGGCGCGGGCTAAAGCGGCACAGGCAAAAGCTTCTCTCTAACTCTCGGCGGCCAATTCGGCCTGTGTAGACCTCGCGCATTTGCGGCGGGGCCAATTGGGCTGCGCGGGTGCAGCCTTCCATGTCAAAAGGAGAAACAACATGGACATCAATGATCTTCGCCGCATGCTGAAGGCAGCGGCGGACGACATGCAAATCAAGGCCAAAGCCATCGAGGATCTGGAATCTGCCGATACTCCTGACGGGGATGCGATCAAGGCGGCGGTGACCGAATTTGAAGCCTCCGAAGCGGACTTCAAAAAGGTGCAGGTCAGGCTGAACCGTGCCCAGGCGATCGAGGACGCCAAGGCCGCGACGGCGACCTCTGAGCTGGAGGCGGTCACTGCGCCTCAGGCAGCCCCTGCGGCGGCGGCAAACCCTGCGGAAAAGGGGATCGAAATTGGCTTTATGGCCCATGCACTGATCAACGCGAAAGGTGATCGTGACAAGGCGGTGGAGTCTTTGGAAAAGGACGGTCACAGCGCCGTATCCGCGGCCCTGTCCGGTGCAAGTGAAGGGGCTGGTGGGGTCACCCTGCCGCGCCCGCAAGCGACGCAGGTAATCGAGCTTCTGCGCCCGCGTGTGACGGTGCGTGCTTCTGGTGCGGTTGTGCATGATCTGCCTGCGGGTGAGCTGCGCAATGCGCGGCAGGCCACACCTGCCAGCGCTTCCTATGGCGGCGAGAATGCTGCAATGGTTGAGAGCGAGCCGACGTTTGACAAAGTGGAAGAAAAGTTCCGCAAACTGACCTCGCTTGTGCCAGTGGGCAACTCGCTGCTGCGCCATTCCAGCGCGTCGATCGCAATCATGGTGCGCAATGACATTCTGCGGGAGATGGGCCTGAAAAACGATCTGGCCTTCCTGCGGTTTGATGGGTCGGGTGTCCTTCCTAAGGGGCTGCGTCATTGGGCGTTGGCAGATCACTGGGAGGCGACTGTGGGTAAAGACCCCGCTGTGGTCGAACAGGCTATTCGTCGGATCAAGAGCAAGGTTGAAGATGCCAATGTGGCGATGGTTGCTCCTGGCTGGATCATGCGCGCATCTGCCAAGAACTTCCTTGGCAGTCTGCGCTGGCCGAATGGGTTCAAGGTCTTCCCGTCGATCGATGACAGCGGCACCCTGCATGGTTTCCCGATCAAGGTCACGTCGCAGATTCCGGATAACCTCGGCGTTGGTGGTGATGAAACCGAAGTCTATTTTGCTGACTTCGCTGAAATCATGATTGGTGATGCGCTGCAAATCACATTCGGTACCAGCTCTGAAGCGGCGTATGTCAATCAGGCAGGTGATACTGTGTCAGCCTGGGCGCAGGACTTGACCCTGATGCGGGCGATTGCGGAGCATGACATGGCACCGATGCATGATGAGGCCATCGCCGGTCTGAACGGGGTGGGCTGGAGCCTCTAAGGCACGAACCTTCCCTTTATGATCTGGGCCTCGGCGGTGATCGTCGGGGCTTTCTCTTTTCTCCTGAAATCAAGGATTGCTGAAATGACGAAAGTAATCGTGGAATTCCTGCGCGCGCATGGTCGCTTTGTTCGTGGCGATATTGCCGGGTTCGCCCCTGATGTTGTGAAAAAGTGGCCTGCCGGGGTTTGTGTTCCCTATGAACCGGATAAGCCCAAAGCGGGCGGTGGGACCGTCATCGGTAACATTGAGCTTGATGCTGATGGGGTTCGGAAAATGATCTCCGACGCTGAAACAGAGTTCGCTGCAAAAACTGATGCACTCGGTCAGCGCGAGCAGGAGCTTGCAGATCGTGAGGCGGAATTGGCTGCACGGGAGCGCGAGCTTTTGAGCCGCGTCGCCGCCGAACAAACAGATGCATCCGCAGAGCCAGAGGAGGCCGCTGCTGTGGATGAGGAAGCAGCCAAAGGTGCCACCAAGAAGACCGCCGGCGCACCGCCCAAACAGGGCGCTAAGGCGTAAGGTGGCGAACTGATGCGGGTGATTGAGGTCGATGCCATTCCATCAGGTTTCGAACTGGACGATTTCAAGCGTTCTGTTCACATGATGGATGATGAGGCGGAGAACGATCCAGCTCTCGGCTTGGTGTTGGAATCTGCTGAGGCGGCAGTTGCGACTGCGACTGGTCGCCCGGTCACCCCGCGTCTGGTCGAATTTATCGTCGTTCGCGGCCAATGGTCTCGGTGGTGGTTTCCGGTTCTGCCGGTGCAGGAGCTGACCGGGCTTGCGGTTGATGATGGGGCGGGAGGTTGGATCGATCAGCCGCTTGGTGGGGCGTGGCTCCAGCAGGCGCATGATGAGCCGCAGTTGGTGATCGGCCCGTCTTGGGCGGGTGGTTCTGTCCAGGGTGATCTGCTGCGCATTCGGGCGCGCGTGGGTGGCGCCGACGTTTCCACCTTCCCGCGGCTACGCCAAGCTGTTTTCCTTTTGGCGAAAGAGTGGCTTGACGCTGGTGTTTCGATCGAGGGGGAGACTGTGCCCCAGTTGTCTTTTGGGGTGCGACTGCTGATCAAACAGGCCCGCTACATCCGACCATTTGAGGTGGCTTGATATGGCGGGTCGCTTGGATCGCCGCATTGACATTGTGAAGCCTCGGATGGTGCCGGTTGGGCTTGGTGAGTTCAAGGAAGATGGCTTTGTTGAGGTCGCGACCAGGTGGGCGAAATACACCCCTGTGAGTGACGCTGAGAAGCTGCGGGCGGCTGCGGTGGAGCAAAAGACGGATGCGCGTTTTGTGATCCGGTATTCCCGCGCGTTGGCGTTGCTGGGTGAGGATCACAAGATCCGATTTGATGGCAGTATCTGGTCCATCTCCGGCGTGAAAGAACTGGGTCGCCGCCGTTGGCTAGAGTTTACGGGGCACCGAACCGGCAGGCCAGAGGTGTAGCATGTCCATGAAAATGAAGATTGAGGGGGCGGGCGATATTGAGCGCGCCCTCGGTGCTTTGGCGCGTGGGACCGCGAAAGGCGTCACCCGCCGCGCCATGAAGAAAGCGCTTCAGCCGGTGGCACGTGCGGCTGAAGGATCGCCTTTCGTCATCGCTGTGACCAGCAAACTGGCTCCGCGCCAGAAAGGACGTGCGCGGAGAGATCAGGGCCGCAGCAAGATTGCGATGTATGTCGGCCCGGTCCAGCAGGATGGATCACACGCACCGCATGCCCATCTGATCGAGTTCGGCACCGGCGATCGCTACCACAAGTCGGGCAAATACGTCGGCGCTGTTATGGCGGATCCGTTCATGCGTCCCGCTTGGGATGCAAACCGCGAGCGTGTTCTTGAGATCCTGAAACGCGAGATTTGGGCGGAAATTGAGAAGACAGTCGCCCGCGCTGCCCGCAAGGCTGCAAGGGGGTAGGGATGGAAGATGATCTTTATCAGGCGCTTTTGACGCTGGGGCACCCGGTTGCGTGGTCGGTCTTTAAGAAATCCGTTGGCTTGCCGCGTATCTCATTGCAGCGGATCAGCACAGTGACCAGCTATTCCCTGAGGAGCCGCGCGAATGTCGAAACCGCGCGGGTGCAGATCAATGTGTCTGCTGAGACTTATCCAGAGGCCGCAGCCCTAGGCAGGGCGGTTTCAGAGCTTTTGACAGAATTGCGCAGCGGGTCGGTGATCCGCTGCCGCGAACTATCGCGCCGGGACGGATCTTTCGAATCTGGTGGCGATATCATCCGGCAGCAAATGCTGGATATCTCGGTGCGGTATCGCGCCTGAACCTTGGCCGGGGATCCGGCTTTTCAAACATGTTGTGAGGAATTGAGATGACAGCAGAAAATGTTGTTCCGGGCGATCTGTGCACTGTACATTGGTCAGAGGACGGCGTCGTCTGGGAGGAAATCCCCAAGTGCAAAACAGTTGGGGTGCCTGAAGAAAACCCGGAGTACCGCGATCGCACATCGCTTTCCAGCCCTGGCCGCAGTCGTGAATGGGGGGTTGGTCTGACCGATACCAGCGAGCTGACGCTCAACTGTTTTTATTCTACAGCGCTTATCAAAAAGGCACGGCAGTACAAGGCCGCACGAAAAGCTGTCTTTTTCAAGGTTGAATTACCGCCAGAGGAAGGTGTCCAAAGTACGGGTGATGTCTTCGACTACAAGGCCTTCGTCAATCCCTCGACACCGAATGTCGACCATGAGGGTGACCTGATGACAGACCTGAAACTTCGCCCGACCGGTATCGTAGGTTGGACTGAGGGGGCCGCACTGTGATCAGTTCCGTATCCGTGACAGTGGGTAAGAAGACCCACAAGCTGAAATGCTCCACCCTGGCCATGGCGGATCTGGAAGAGGCGCGCAGCGAGAACTTTGATGTCATCTTGAACCAACTCATTGCGGGTAATCAGGGCGTCAAAGTCATCATTGCGGCTTGGGCTGCATTTCTGAATGATGGCAAAGGTGTGCCGACTGAGGACGCCGCCGCTGTCCTGGATGATCTCGGCGGCTATGCCGTAGCTGCGCCCTATCTAGCGCAGGCGCTGAATAAGGCCTTCCCGATGCTTCAGCTCAAAACCGATGCTGATGATGCCGAGGATGAGAGCGCCGAAGGTGGCGACGATGAGGGAAACGAGGTGCCCCCGGTCGAATAGACTGGGGGCACTTGCTATCGACGTGGTGTGAGCTGGGCAATCACCACGCCGATTTCTGGACTGTGAGCCTGCGCGAATATGACCTGATCACCCGCGCAGGTATCACAGCCAAGAAAGACGCAATCGCGGTGCAGCGGGTATTAAACCAGGAGCTGAGCACCTTGATCTCCTATGCGTTTCACAAGCCTGAAAAAATGCCGGATTTCACCAAGGTGAGCGGTGCGAGAACCACCAAGAAAAGCAATCCTAAACAGGATGTTGCACGGCTGCGCGCGGCCTTTATCGGTTTGCACGTTCAAAGCAAAAAGGGACAGTAAATGAGTGCAGTTATCGGCGCACTGCGCGGGCTATTGTCCCTGGACAGTGCGGCATTTGAATCCGGTGCCAAACGCTCCAAGGCCGTCATGGGCGGATTGGAGCGCCGCATGGTCAAGATGGCCGATGGCTTTGAAAAGCACGGGCGCCGGATGTCGCTGGGGTTCTCGCTGCCATTGGCCGGCGCGGCGGCGGTAGCTGTTAAGTCCAGCCTGAAAATCGTCGATTCCCAAGCAAAAATGGCGCAATCCCTGGATACCACGGTTAAGTCGGTTCAGGTTCTCGACCGGGCTGCGGATCTGGCTGGCGTGTCCATAGGTGAAGTCCAGCAGGGATCGATCCAGCTCACCAAGCGGTTGAGCCAAGCCGCTGGCGGAACTGGGGCTGCGACCAAGGCACTGGAGCGCTTGCACCTTCGCGCCAGTGATCTGCAGGCTCTGCCGCTTGATGAGCGGATCGCGGCAATCCAAGACGCCATGCAGGACTATGTTCCTGCTGCTGAACGTGCGGCGGTTGCCTCTGATCTGTTCGGTAGCCGTGCCGGTGTGATCTTTTCCCGGATCGATTCCGCGACGCTGCGGACGGCTGCTGATGATGTCGAGCGATTTGGTGTTTCTGTTTCGGAGGTGGATGCCGACCAGATCGAGGTGGCCAATGATGCGATCTCGCGCCTTGGCGTGGTCGGGCGTGGTGTCGCCAATCAATTGACCGTTGGTCTTGCGCCGTCGCTGGAGTTTATCAGCGACAAGACAGCGGATGCTGCGGAGTGGTTCAGTGGGCTTTCGGATCAGACAAAGCAATTTGTGGCGGGTGGGCTGGCGCTGACGGCAACACTTGGCCCGGTTGCGCTAGGCCTCGGCATGGTGCTGAAGTTCGCGGCACCGATTGCAGGGGCCTTGGTTGCGGTCGCTTCGCCAGTTGGTCTTGTCGTTGCGGGCTTTACGGCGCTGGCCGTAGCGGGTGCTGCCTTGGGCGGCAGTTCAAATGATGCCGTGGCATTCGCCGAGGCGCACGAAATTGCGATGGACAATGTGACCATCGCAATGGGGGATCAGATCAGCGCAACCGTCCGGCTGGCAGATGCTTTGCGTGAAGGCGGGCCGGTCACCTTGGCCGCAATTGAGGCCAAGATGGCAGAGGCAGAGGCCAGCCGCGCGGTCACTGCTGAGTTGGTGCGTCAGCGTCAGGAGAAAGAGCTTGAGGTTCTTGGCTACTACGATCTGCTAGAGGCAATCGGGCGTTACCAGAACAGTCTAACTGCGATGCGCACTCCAGGGGATGACCTGGAGCAAATGCCGCTAAAAATGCGTGCTGCCTATGAGGAGGCGGAGGCCGGATTGGTGGCCCTGCTTGCAGAGCAACAGCGACTACTGGAGGGTGTGCGCAGTCAAAACCAATTGACCGCTGAAGAAGCCGCGCATCTACAATTGATTGAGGCAAATCTTGCTGAACTGCAGCGACGCTGGAACGAACTGAACGGCATCGTCTCCGAGAACGTCAATCTAACTGATCGCGGGGCTGTAGCTGCTGACAATCTGGCGTTGGGTCTTGGTGGTGCGGTCGGGCAGGCCGCAGCATTAAAGGGGTATCTGTCCGGGTTGCCTGGTGCGTTGGCTGGCGCGCGTGCAGATATTGCGGGCCTTGAGGCCGGTATCTCGGTTCTAAAAGGCGGCGGCAGTAAGCTTGCGGCTGATGTAGCCAAGTATCGTGCCGAACTGGTGGCAACTTTGCCGCCGCTGGAAAAGATGCATGATGGTCAGCGGCGCAATGTAGAAGAGGGGATCGCTAATCAGGTCAACCTCTATGAACAACAGCGGCGACTACAGGACCAATATCAGAAGCAAATCACCACGCTCGGCAAGGTGAAATCCGCCGCCGGTTCCGCGTCCAAAAGCGCGCTGCCGGGGCTGGTGCAAGAGATCGCCCATCGCCGCAAACTGGTCACGCTAACCGGTGAACAGCGTCGCAAATATGAGGCGCTGCATGCGGTGCAGGGGCGCTTGGGGCGCGATGCTGCGAGCCTCAGCAAGGATCAGATCAACGGGTTGGCTGATCAGCTGATCGCGGTCGAGGATCAGGAAGAGGCGTTGCAGCGCGTCACCAGCATGCAGGAGCAGTGGTCTGAACAGATCACCCGCACGGCGTTTGAGGGTGGCAGTCTGAGCGACACGATCAAGGGTATGCTGAAGGATATCGCCTATCAGTTTGCCCATTCGAAAATCGTGCTGCCGGTGGTGGCTTCCGTTACGAATGTGCTTGGGCTGGGCGGCCTCATTGGCGGTGGCGGCGGCGGTGCTACTGCCGGTGGCGGTGGTGGGAATCAGGTTGGCGGTCTGCTTGGGCTGGGCGGCTTGGGCGGCAGTCTGGTTAGCGGCTTTGGGTTGGGTGCGTCGACTCTGTTTGGCGGTGGCCTGGGGGCGTACACTGGCCTCTTGGGTGCTCAGGGTGCTGCGGCCTTGACGGGTTCGCTGACCTCAATCGCAGGCTTTGCTGGCGCTCTCGGTCCGATCGCCATTGGCATTGCAGTTCTGGCTAAGGGCCTGTCACGCGAATACGATGGGCGGGCAGTTCGCGGATCGCTTGGACCGGACGGGTTTGATGGTTTCGAATTCGATTTCTGGGATGGCAAATTTCTGCGCGGTGATAAGCAGGTCAACTATGATACGCGCCCAGAAATTCAGGCTATGCTGGATGATGGCGCTGAAGCGGTTCGCACCAACGTCGAGAAGATGGCCGCAGCCATGGGCCTTGGCGCCGATGCGATCAAAGATTTCACCGCCGATGGCTTCACGATCTGGCTGACCGGTCCAAACGCGGGCAATCAAGAACAGATTGCGAAGGCATTTGAGGAGCAGCTGACCAAGCTCGGCGACGGCATGGCTGATCTGGTTTTGGAGACTGAAGACTACGCCAAGGCCGGTGAAGGGTCGTATGAGACGCTTGCCCGCCTCGGTGGGTCGCTGATCACTGCCAATGAGGGGTTTGACCTCATCAATCAAACCTTGCTGACAGGCTCTTTGGAGGCTGCGAACAGCGCTTCACTGCTGATGGACGCTTTCGGCGGTGTCGAGCAGTTCACAACCGGCCTCGGCTCCTACTTTGAGCTGATGTTTACCGATGTGGAAAAGCAGGCCAAGCGGCAGGAATATGCGCAGAAAGCCCTTGATGAGGCGGCGGGCGAATTGAACCTGACATTGCCGACCACCCATGAGGCATTTCGCAACCTGGTCGGTGGACTTGATCGAACGACCGAAGAGGGGCGCACCGCCTATGTGACCTTGATCGGTCTCGCGGATGAATTCGCCATTGTGCATGGCAACGCGCAAGAGGCAGCGGATGCGCTGGAAGGGGCGGGTGATAGCCTGTCGCAGTTGGAGGCAGAGGCGCAGAAGCTGAAAGAACAGGATCTGCGCGATGCCTTTGACGCGCTGAGTGCGTCGATCGATGAGGCGGTGAAGCGTTTGGAGGGCCGTCTGGATGTGGTCGGTGACCGGCTGAAACTGCGGTTTAAGCGGTTGCAGATCTCAGTCGATGCTGAGCGTGACGAATTCCGCACGCGCCATGACGGGCTGATGGATACGTTGTCAGGCCGTCTGAGTAGCCTTGAGGATGCCGCAGCCGCGTCCAGTCGTCTCTTTGAAACGCTGGATGATGCCGCCAAATCTCGCCGCAGTGTGGATGCGGGTGCCGCTGTGATGGCGCGGCGCAATGCGTTGGCTTACGTCATGGATGGCGGTTCCGATCCGAACCAGTTGTCCAACGCCCTAGGGGTCTTGGGTGAAGACAATTCGGGCACCTTCTCAACTGCTGAGGACTATCTGGCGGATTTCTACCGAACGTCCAACATCATCGCGCGCCGCGCCGATGGGGCAGAGGTGACGATGAGTGCTGATCAGATGGCCGTCGATGCGCTGGAGCGTCAGATCGAACTGGAGAAATCGCAGTTTGATGCCGAAATGGCCCGTCTGGATCAGATCCTTGCAGATGGGCGGCAGGCGCTGGAAATGGCGACTGGGGAATACATCGCGGCGATCAAAGTTGAGAATGCGGTTTCCCAGCTCAATCACACCGCCGAACGCCATGCGCTGATGTCGGAGCGGATTGAGGGCCGGGTGGCGGAACTGGAAACCATCCGCACCAGCATGCAGGAACTGGTCGCGTCCACCATTGATCCGGGCGTCGGCCTGCCGGGTGTTGTCCAGGGTGTCCATAACGTTGTCTCGGCGGTTCACAGTCTGAGCAGTGACATGTCGACCATGGTCAGTGGGATCTCTCAGGCTGTCGCGGCACAGCTCAATTCGTTTGCGGCCTCGCAGGCGAACTCACTTCAGTCGGTCCAGAACCAGATCCGCAATCTGGCGCAAGCCCAAGCGGCGGCTGCAGCGCCCAATCAGAACAAGAAACTGGAGCAAGAGATGCAGGGGGTGAAAACCGTGCTGGAAGGGTTCTTGGGGCCAATCTCGGATGCCACCGGCAAAACGGCACAATCCATCCGCCGGATGGAATTCGGCGATGTGAAGTTAGAGGGTGGCACATGATCATCATCAAGCCGATCGAGGTCACGGGGCAGAACCTGACCTCGGACGTGGCGTTGTCGGAGCCGGAATGGTCCGCAGGCACCACGCCGCAAGATGCCATTCGCCGCGTCGGTAACGTTCTCTATCGCGCAGTTATTGAAACCACGGATAGCCCGATTGATGGGCTATCCGCTGACCCGCCGACTTGGATCAAGGTAGGTGCTGCCAATCGGTTCAAGATGTTTGATGAGTTCTACCATTCGCAAACCGAAGCGGATGAGGTGGTGACCGTGACCATTGATCCGCCTCAGGTGGTGAACTCCGTGGCGCTGCTGAATGTCGATGCCGTTTCGGTGACGGTAGAAATCTTCGATGACGATGGCGCACCGATTTATCAGGCCACAAAATCCATGGCAGATAACTCGCAGGTGGCTGACTACTGGGACTATTTCTTTTCACCGGTCCTGCGAAAGAAAAACACCAGCTTTGTGGATCTGCCCTCCTACTCGCGCCCCATCACAATCACCGTGGCTGGGGAGCCTGGTGGGACGGTTCAGATTGGCGGGGCATTCATTGGCGCGCAGAGAACGATCGGGCTCACCCAATATGGTAGCGATCGCGAACTCTTGAATTTCTCAGAAGTTAACCGGGATCAGTTTGGCAAGTTCAATATCGTGCCTCGCAGAAAGGCGGATCTGGCCAGCTTCCAGATCGATCTGGACACGCCGCAGAACGATTTCGTCTATGACCTGCTGCGCAGTCTTGCGGATATTCCCTGCATCTACATCGGCGATCCTAACCGCGATGGAACCATCGTCTACGGATACCCGCGCGGTGTCCGCATTCCCTATGAGACACCCGATTATTCCAAAATAACGCTTGAAGTGGAGAGTGTGACCTAATGCCTATCACCAATGTGCCGGCCTTCACCAAGATGCCAAGCCGCGATGATCCGCCTGCGGTGTTCTCCTCCGACGTTGACAGCTTCCTGAGCGAGATCCCGGACCGCGCGCTTGCCAGCAATCAACAGGCGCAGGAGGTCAACGCAGCGGCAGAGCAGGTGGCCACTCAGGCCGCAGCGGTGGCTGAGGCCAGCGCCGCGTTTGAAAGCGGCGTGAACGCGGATCGCTGGGCCGCTGGCGATTACAGTGACGGCGATGCGGTCTGGTCGCCCACGGATGGGCTGACATACCGCGCCAAGGCTGATTTCACCTCGGCCATCGATCCCGCCGCAGATCCCGCCAACTGGCACAACCTGAACCCGGTCGCGCAGGCCAAGGACGAAATGACTCGCCTAGCGCTGGTCTTCGCCGCGAATTTCTAAGGAGAACCCGATGTCACAATACCCCGTGTCCAAACGCCTCGCGCTTGATGCGATGGCGACGGTCTATACCGTGCCAGCCGGTCGCTATGCGATGGTCTCGCACCTTCAGATCACCCCGATCGATCTCGACAATGAGGTGGACGTAACAGTCCAGTGGCTGGACGCGTCGGATAGCGATGCGATCACGCCGCTCTGTCAGGGCGAGACGATCAAGCCGAACGATACCGGCCCGATCTATCCGATGGGTGGCACCCTGATCCTGAGTGCGGGCGATCAGGTGCAGGCCGAAGCCTCTACAGTTGGTGATGCGGTGCTGAGCTTCAGCGCCCTGGAGTATGATGTCTGATGGGCGGAATGATTGGCACCATGCGCGGGGATCGCATGTTGCGGGCCCATGGGGGTGGAAAAACTCCGGTTGGACCGTTCCAGTTTGGGGTGTCGCCTGGTGCGACCTTCAGCGTTAGTAGCAAGATTTCGTCGCTGACGGGTTTGACCGTTTCGCGCGATGGGCTGAACGCCTATGTTTCTGACATTGCTGACGACACTGTTCACCGGTTCGCCCTCGCAACCGGCTGGGATGTCTCAAGTGCATCCGACCCAAATGATAGCCTCGCTATGTCTGGCCGCATCGGTAGTCTGGTTGGGGTTGAGATTTCGCAGGATGGTTCAAGACTCTACGCCATGGATAGCGGCGTGAATGTGGAACAGTGGACTCTGGCGGTCCCCTTTGACCTGTCGACTGCATCCTATGATGGATCTGGCGCGATTTCGGGAAACACGGCGCTGCGCATCAGTGGGGATGGCTACTGGGCCTATGCAGTCTCGCAAGGCTCCAGCATAATCCGGCAGTACAGTCTGGGCACCCAATGGGACATGACGACAGCGACGGCTGCGGGAACCTTGCTGACCAGTACAGACCCACTCGTTGATGGGCAGCCATACGACATTCAGTTCTTTGATGAAGGTGCCCGCGCCCTTGTTCTGATTGGCACGGCATACGCTCTCTATGAATACGTGATTGCCACGCCCTATGACCTGCGTACTGCGGTCGCGACTGGTTATCGGCTTCCGGGTGTCCGCGAAATCGTCAACAGCAGAACATTCGCGATGAACCCTGCCAGCAAGGCCACAATTTGGGTCGGTGGTTCCAGTGAAACTCTCTATCAATTCAATTTCTGAGGTGACGCTATGACCCTTTACACCAAAAGCGGCAGCTATCCGGCGCCGCTCCCTTTCCGCATTCGTCTGAGTGACGGGCGCAGCCGCACCGATCCGGCCAGCTTCACCGCTGAGGAAATCGCAGATGCTGGTTACATCGCGGCACCGCCGCAGCCTGATCACGACCCGGAAACCCAGCGCCTGACCTGGGACGGGGCTGCATGGGGCGTTGAGGATATCCCGGTGCCGGATCCGGTCTACCAGGCGCTGACCAAAATCGGTTTCATGCGTCTGTGCATGTTTCTTGGCGGCATGACCCCCGACATGCTTGTGGCGGCGCGGGAAGCGCCTGAACTGAAAGCGATGTGGATCATGCTGGACATGGCCGAACAGGTGCAACGGGATGATCCGGAAGTTGCGCCGGGGCTGGCGCTGCTGGCTGGATTGGGTCATCTCCCCAATGGCGCGCAGGCCGTTCTGGATGGCTGGCCAGCCGCCTGATTGGTGCGCCCGCAGCGGGTCGGGCTACCACACCACACAAGCAATCGCATGGGAGATCGGAGCCAAGGGGTCCGGTCTCTTTTTGTACGTGCCGCAGGGGTTTCCCTTCGATGTCTCAATCCCCCGCTGGGCCGGGTGGATCTTCGACCGGCACAACCCGCGATACCTGAAAGCCGCCGCGCTGCATGACTACGCGATCCATGTCCTCGGCTGGGGCCGGGTCAGCGCAGCCGCACCGTTTTCCGAAGCCCTCCGCGCCGACGGCGTGGGGCGCATCCGCAGGCTGGCAATGGTGCTGGCCGTCACCATCCACAAATGGAGCTGAAAGGCAATTTGATGAAATTGGAGCTGTTTCAATCCGCGCTCGCTGGCGCGCTTGGTGTGATGTCAGCCATCCTGACCAGCTATGGCACGTCCTGGCCGGTGGTGGTGGTTGTCTGTCTTGGCGTGGCAGCGGCGCTGCTGGAGATCGAAAACCTGCGTTGGCGGCCTGCATTGGTTCTCAGCGTCTTTAACCTGATGATCGGGGCATTGGGCGGGCCGATGGTCGCGGCCTTTCTGGGCGCCAAGTTCGACCTTCAGTTTCCAGCCTTGACGCTGATCATCGCCTTTCTGGTGGCCTATGTGGCGCATGACGTTTTCAGCAAGGCGCGCGGGCCGATCATGGCGCTGATGGTGAAGGCGATTGGCATGTTCGGAGGGGCGAGCCGATGAACGCCCTTATTGATCTTGTCGCCGCGATCGCGGGGCCGGTGCTACGGCACCGCGCCCGCTGTGTCGTCTGTTTCCTCAGATCCAGCACCTGGGGCCGGGTGCGCCTAGTGCTGTCAGTCGTGCTTTGGGCAGCACTGTGTTTCGCCGCGATCGCGATGCAACCAATCCAACATCAGAAAGGGCATTCCCATGAAACTCACCACCCGTGATATTCAGGCCCGTTGCGCCGCTCTGGGCTTTCACCCTGGGCCGATAGACGGACGCAGGGGGCGACGCACCTCTGCGGCCATTCGGGCCGCTCTTGAGGCGCACAGCGGCAGCACGGTCACTGATCTGTTCCACAAGAGCGGGTTGCACCGGGTGCATATGCACTGGACCGCCGGAGCCAAAGGCGTCATCGAAATGGAGCGCCGCGCCTATAACTCGCTGGTCACGCATGATGGGCAGCGGGTGCAGGGCGTGTTTCCGCCAGAGGCGCAGGCAGCCTATGAGGTTGGTCGCGCGGCATCCCACACCCGCATGTTCAACCCAGGTGCGATCGGGCACGGAATGGACGCCATGGCGGGGGCAAACGAGCGTCCCTTTGATCGTGGATCCGCACCAATCACGCCGCGCCAGCTTGATACGTTCTGCCGGTGGGCTGCGGAATACAGCGTCCAGTATTGGATTCCGGTCAATGTCTACGGCATGCCGACCCATGCAGAAATCCAGCCGATATTCGGCGTGCGCCAGCGCTTTAAATGGGACATCACCTGGTTGCCCGGAATGTCTGCCCCCGGTGATCCCTTGGTGGTTGGCGAGCGCCTGCGCGACATGATCCGCGAGCGCCTGCCTGACGTGCGAGCTGCCGCATGATGCGGTGGGTCGCAATCGGGGGCCTGTGTCTGGCGCTATTGTTTGCGGGCGTGTCCTCATACCTGGTCTGGCGCAATGGGCACCTGCGCGAAGATCTGGATGCGGCCACGCGCCGCCTACGGGTGGCGGAGCGGCAGGCCGATGACGCACGGCAGACCGCCGATGTGCTGAACGCTCATATCAAACGGATGCAGGAGGATCGTCGCGCGTTTGATGCGGATCTGTACCGCCTGCGAGAACAGGAGGGATACCATGCGCCATTGTCTGATTTTCTCGGCGATGCTTTTGACCGGCTGTAGCTGGCTGATTCCAGATCCTGAGCCGGTATATGTTGAGCGCCCCATACCGGGGGAGCTGACCACACCTTGCGCTGAGCCGGTGAAGGGTAAGCCGACAGAAGGCAGTTTTGCGGAGCTGGCCCTGGGCTGGCGTTTCACGGCCCGGTGCAACGCGGGGAAGTTGGAAGCAATCGCGGAGCTGACGGGGCCGCACTGATTGAAGAAAGCCCCGCCAAGTGGCGGGGCTTTTTGTGTATCTGAAGCTGTAGCTGCGAAGCGCAGATAGTGACCTTTGCAAAGTCGGCGGAACTGGCGGCATCGCAGGCGATCCTTGCCGCAGGCCCAAAAAGAAGAGCTGACCTTCGCCGCAGTCGCAGCCGCCGACCAGACTCGAATAGAAACCAAGCAGGACAAAGCGCCCTTTCACTGCAGCTGGCTCGAGCCTCGGGTTCTCCCTTTGCTTAGACTATCCGACTTCTTACCTTTTGCCGCAGCTTTCAAAGAGCCATTGGGCGTGGTACATCACAACTTGTTTGCAAACACAGCAGGACATCATCGTGAACGACGAATTAAAAAACCAACCTGGGTCATTGTCGTCAGAAGAATTTCTGCTGAGCGAAACGGACTCTTTGGACGATCCTTACGAAGAAATTGCACGGCTTCGGAGGGAACTCGCAACCGCGCGGGCACTGCTCGCTCAAAATGAAGATGCGTCTCCTTCTTTAGATCTCGCAGCTTCCGACGACCGCACTGTATTGCTTGAGGCCATGATGGAAACCGTTCCGGTCGGCGTTGTGCTTGCAGATGCGACTGGACGGATTGTTCACGGCAACTCATGGGTCGAGCGAAACCTCAAACACCCCGTCCTCAACTCAGAAGACACAGAGTCCTATGCGGAGTGGATCTCGTTTCACGCCAATGGACGGCAGGTCGAAAGTCATGAGTATCCCCTTTCCCGCGTCATCAAGGACGGCGAGGATCATGCGGAACTGGACGTCCATTATCAGCGTGGCGATGGGACAAGGTTTTGGATGCGGGTCATTGGTGAACCGGTCCGGAACCCCGATGGACAAACCATTGGCGCAACGGTAGCGCTTGTTGACATCGAAGATGAGGTGCGACTGCTTGAAGAGAAAGAGATACTGCTCGGTGAGGTAAACCACCGGGTCAAAAACTCACTGCAGTTGGTTAGCTCGATTTTATCGCTTCAAGCACGCTCTGCGCAGGATGAAGCTGCAGAGTTACTGCACGCGGCGTCTGCGCGCGTCCAAGCGATCTCGTCAGTCCACGCCGCACTCTACCATGACGACGATGTGCGGACGGTCGAGTTTGGAGACTACCTGCGGCGCTTTTGCGAGCGTCTTGCCGATGGGCATGGGGCAGACGAGAAAAATATCTCTCTAGAAGTCGAAGCAGACAAGTTAACTTTACCTGCTGACAAAGCTGTGCCGCTTTCTCTGATCATCAATGAATTGATCACAAATGCATTCAAATACGCGTTTATCGAAGGCGTAACCCAAATGGACAGTTCAGGTGAGGGCCCTCGCATTAATGTGCGGCTTGTCAGCAACAGTGACGGAGCCTCGTTCGTCGAAGTTTCTGATAATGGCAAGGGAGAGGGAACCAACCACCTGGTTAGTGCGTCTTCTGAGTCAGGGTTGTCGCACAACAATGCAACCAATGGACTGGGTACAAGACTGACAAGCATCCTTGCCCGGCAATTGGATGCGAAGGTAACCAAGGCAAAGGCCAATGGATGGACCGTCAAACTGGAATTCGAATCCAACTAAATTTAGGCGCGTGCTGTAGACAGGTGAACTGTTGCGTATTCTGATTGTCGAAGATGAACTTCTTATTGCCTTCGATCTAGAAATGGCGCTGGAAGATGCAGGCCACCAGGTTGTAGGAACTGCAACTACCGAAGACAAAGCTGTTGAATTGGCTCTTCTCCATCAACCTGATCTCATGATAGTCGATTTACGTCTGAAGGATGGCGGATGCGGGCGCGCCGCTGTCAAACAGGTTCAGGCAAGTCAAGACGTCGAAGTCATCTTCGCAAGCGGTAATCTTGATCCCGTAATGCGTGTACGTTTGGAAGAGTTTGAACCTGTTGCGATGCTGTCAAAACCATACGATTCCAACGAATTGGTTAAGTTGGTCGATAGAGCAGCCTAACCAATATTCGTTTTACAGGATGAGAAACCACTCAAATTCTTGATAGCCGAGATTAAAGCACCTTGCAGCATCCGGTAGGCGGGTACACTGTCGCCATTCGGCGGCATGGTACCGAGAGACCAGCACAAACCAGCCCAATTCGGACATTCGCACGAGGCCTGCGACGCCCTCGCTGCAGACGCGAAGGATCCCGCCAGACTTCCCGAGAGCGGACCTTCAGGCTAGCTCAGCTGGCCAGGACGATGCTGCACCCCGCTCGAAGGTTAGAGATGCGCAGTTAGTGACCTTTGCAAAATCTCGGGGTCTGGCAATCAGGCGGCGATCCCATGCTGCATGAGCGATGGCAGGAACAGACCTTCGCCGCACGTGCAGCCGCTAACCATCATCGAACGAACGGGATGCGGACAAAACCGACCTTGCAGATGGCAACTCGAACGTCTGCTCGGTCGTAAGCTCAATGTCATTGAAGACTTTCAACTACCCTCCAGAAGTTTGCCCAAGCCGCTTCCGTTTCGTCGGGTATTCCGCTTTCGTCACCCATGACGAACTGTTCAGGCGTCACCCAATCGATGTTGAGCTGTAGAGCAGCCGCGCACAATTGCTCAACCTGCTGCTCATTCAAATCAGCACCAAGAATGTGCGGTAGGCTTTCCACCCCAGAAGCCATTTGGCTCAGCGTGGCGACCATAGGTGCAAGTTCTGCCCGTTCTGCATCTTCAGGAAATGCAACAACTAGCATATCAATTTGGGATAAGTCTTGATCTCTTTTGCCTCCGCAAGCCCACTTCACCGCCAAAGGTTGAAGCACAAAGTCGAACCCAAAAAAAACGTTCCCGATTGGATGCTGGTTCTGTGCGGTTGCCACTGGCCCAGTCATTGTGATGCAGAGTACCAGCAGCCCAGTCGACACAAATGATAAGCTCGGATGCACTGCTTCTCCTTAAGGACAATCCCGGTTCGGATAGCTCAACCATTGCACCTCGAAAATCAGATGCCAATCGAGAAAGCCGCCATTCGTGCAAAATGCAGAAATTGAAAGTCTGGGCTCACTGCCGACTTGCGGCGGTGCGGCGACAGGGTTGCAGCGGAACTTCACGAGGACGCTTCTGCCAGACGACGCCAGGCAGCCCAAAGCGGACTTCATAAAAGCTTCAGCCAAACTCGAAAAGCTGGTTTGCTGTGGTAAATGCCTCTTAACTCAATCCTGCGCGAGATCAGGAACGAAGATCTGTTTGAGCGGGATCATGGCGCGATAGCGCGGTGCAAGGGCGGCATAGTGCTCGAAAATCAACTCAACCAATTGATCCCCATTTATCAAGCGCAGCTTGGCCCGGTTGCGCTCTAGTTCTACGGCTCCCCGTGCGAAAGAACCAAGGTTGACGAACAGGCCATATTCTCCATCCCCAAGCGTCCCTAAGAGCTGGTCAACATCTGACCTTGGAGTCTGACTGGTTGTGCGCTTGCATTGCACCTTTACGATAGGTGGTTGAAAGCCCAACGGGTCCATATGGGCAATAACATCGACACCACCATCACCGGATTTTGGCGTCACACGGGCAGTATAGCCCATACATTCCAAAAGATGCGCCATGAATTCTTCAAACTGGTGCCCACTAAGCTCCGACATAAGTCGCTTAATCACGAAATCACTTGTGTTGGCTTCTGCCTGAATAGTGGCAGAAACTGTCGCGGTGTCGTCATCTGCAACCTCATCTTGCGATTCAACCTGCCCGCCTCTTGTGTCTGAAACTGTTGCTTTGTCTGCCAGGTTCACTTTGCTTAGAAATTCATTGGCATGACGCCTTACGCGGAACATCGTCACCGCTGACCCGATCTCGTTCAAGGCCGTTTGGCTAAATTCGTCTCGCGGGAAGTGTCCCAACCATTCAACTCTCTGCCGCGTTGGGTACTCATCAGGATCAGAGGCCGCATACTCAATACGGCCAGTAAAGCGGCCAATGTTGACCTGCCTATCGTATTTGGAGGGATAAACGACAATATCCCCCGCTTTGATTTCATGCAGGAACTTAAACAAAGTACCGGCATCCACAGGAATAGCGCCCGCCTTTTTGTTTGGGTAGGCAACCACCAGCGCAGCCTTAAAGGCTTCGCGGTTGGCGTCAACCTTGGTCATGTCTCCCATGGCAGTCCATCCAATGGCGACATAGCCGCCCTCAATAGGCCGGTCAGAAACATGTGCGCCCATGTGAACGCCCCAGACGGTTGGGCTACTTGCCATTTTTCTTACCCTTCGGTTTCGCCTTAGCCTTTGCGGCTTTTGCTTTGGAGGCTTTTTCCGCCTTTTCCTCTGCCTTAGCGCGGGTTTTGTTCAGTTTGAACAGGCGGGCCAGGATTTCATCCTCAGTCAACAGACCTGCGCGCCAGTCGTCTCCCCAGCCGTAGGCCTCTGCGACCGCTTCATCCAGCGCCTTATGCGCGTGGTTCAGCCATGCAGGGCGGGAGTTGTAGAGATTGGTCAGGGTGCGTTTCTTAAGTTCCTTGGCGGCGGCGTCATCCTTGGGCAGGATGCGGTCGGGGTAGCCGGGAACGACCTCTGGCACCCGGTCCACCAAATCGGTGGGGTTGAGCCAGTTTTCCCGCAACTCGTTCAGCCGCGCGGCGGCGGTGGCGATTTTGATGGCGTGGAGTTCATCGGCGTAATCACCGACTGCGATGTTGGGGGTGAGACCTTCGGGGAAGGGGAAGGTCGCAAAAACATTGCCAGCGTTGTAAACTGGGTCATTGCCCATACCGTGCCAAGAACAAGTTTTGCTTGTCCAAAAACCGTGAAAAGTTGAAGAAAGCACCCCGAAGGTTGTATCGTCATCTCTGCAAATGATCATAAGACGTTGATCAGGCAAGACACTTATGGGCATCCAGCAAAAAAGCCGATGCTTGGATACCATTGGGGTGACAATTACCCGCTCAAACTTCGACATCGCGGCGCGAAGCGCGGGGACTGTTTCTCCATGATGCCACCAGTTGTCCCGCCGCACTGCGCGTCTGTTTGTTTCACGAATTGGTTTTACTTCGCGGGCTACGTAGGAAAATGGAGCCTCGTACAGCGCCGCGACATCTTTTTGCATATCAGCGAAATCAACGATCCATCTGTCCGATGGCCTTCGAACTATGTCGTTCGCGATCCAAAGGGGCCTAAGCACCATTGAATTTTTCTTGCCGTTTGGATTTGCAGGCAAAGTCAGCCAATCTCTTGCTTGTTCGCCGGGAATGTCGAAGGGGCCAATTTTGGGAGGTCCACGAAAGATAATGGCGCTTTGACCGCTCAACTTAGCTGGTAAAAAGCTGCTTTCTGCCAGGGTACTAGAAATTTTGTGAACGATTTCGCCGTTCAGTCGACTATCGCCAACATAGTTTCTTGCTGCTGCGAACAGAGATATTCGAACTGCGGCACCCTCGACAACCCAAGGTAGGTCAGACCAAGCGTCATAGATCGTGAATACCTTGGCCAAGTTTGAGAACGGAACATTACTCGCGGATGATCTAATCGAGTTCGTAGCTACGAAGCCGACACGTTTAGGTGGCTCTTCGGATCGACAAGACTGCGCGAACCAGTAGGTCACTAAGTCTGCACTTTCTGGAACAATCCCTTTGTATGCTTTTCGAAGCTCCGTTGTGTAGGTTTCGCCAAGTTCACGAAGATGTTTACTTGCACCCAAAAACGGCGGGTTCCCGATGACCACATCGACCTTGGGCCACTCTGCCCGCGTTCCATCTGCATTCAGCACCGCGTCGCGGTTCTCAATCGTGTTCAGTGTGCGCAGAATAGGGTTTTTGGCAGCCTCAAAGCCGTTGCGACGCATCCATTGGATTTCACCAATCCAGACCGATACGCGGGCCAATTCGGCAGCGTAGCTGGACAATTCAATTCCCAGAACCACCTCTGGCCCCAGCTGTGGAAAGCCACGTGGCAGGCCCAAGGCCTCAGCCTCTAGGTTCACCCGGTGTTCGATGTTCTTCAGTTCCAGCAGCGAAATATAGAGAAAGTTGCCCGACCCGCAGGCCGGATCAAGCGCGCGAAACGCTTTGAGCCGCTCGACAAAGCCAAGGTGCAGCTTTTCGGCCTTGTCCAGCGCGCGGGTGCGGGCGGCCAGTTCCTTGCCACGGAGCAGCTTTTCCTTGGTGGCCTTGGGGGCCTTGTCGATCAGGGTTTCAATCTGGCCGCGCACTTCTGCCCATTCGGCCAGCAGTGGCTCCACAATGACCGGCGTGACAATCTGCATGATCTTGTCGCGGTCGGTGTAATGCGCGCCTAGCTGGCTACGTTTGGCCGGGTCCAAACCGCGTTCAAACAGAGTACCAAGAATAGAGGGGTCAATATCGGACCAATCAAGCTTGGCTGCGCGAACCAGATCATCCAGATCGTCCCGTTCAAGCGGCAACACGTCATCGCTGTCAAATAGGCCGCCATTAAACCACTCAACAGTTTCAAAGCCAACAAGCCCGCCTGTCCTCATTGCCCCAAATAGGGATTTGGCATGGACCGCAAAGGTCTCAGGCTTGGGCAGCGCAGTTTTTATCATCCGCTCAAACATCTTGTTTGGCAGCAGGTCCACGTCTTCGGCAAACATACAGAACACCAGCCGGTTGATAAAATGCGCAACCTCTTGCGGCGCGTTGCCCCTATCGCGCAAGCGTTGCGCCATGTTGGCAAAGTTCTGGGCCGCCTGTTCCGTGACCAATTGCCGGGTCTTAGTTGGCTTCAGTTTTTCAGGATCAAGGAAGGCATTCCGCAACAGCTCGCGGTTGGCTGCATCGGTCAGGTCTTCAAGCTGGATCGTGTGGACGTTCTGGACGGTATTGGTCCAGTTTGTGTGCAACCGGATCACGTCCATATCAGAGACGATCAATAGCGGCGGGTTTTCCAGTGCGATTGCATATTGTAAGAGCTGGTCAAAAGCCTTGTCCAGGTTGGCGCGCTTGCCCTTGTACTCCCAGGCAAAGCTATCTTTGCGCCAAACATCGGCCCAACCCTCACCACCGCTGGTTTTGGATGTGCCTTTTTCAAATGTGAACCACTCACCTTTTGGGTCCGCTGTGGTTGGGTCGTCGACATCTAGAAGTCTGCAAAGGTCGTTGAAATGGGATTGAGATGCTGTCCGCTCTTTCAGTTCAACATTGCTCCACTTTTTAATAAATTCGGCAGGCGTCATTACATCCCGATCCATGAAGTCACCAAACGTTTAAGGGGAACTACCCGGGCCCACACAACCTTACCAGAAAAATATTCTTATTCGGACACGGTAACAACTATTCTTCAACGAAGTATCAGGAAATCTCAGAAATTTCCGTCGCCCATACAGACCTTGCAAGTCTGCTTCCTGCGCATCTCTAACCTTCGAGCGGGGTGCAGCATCGTCCTGGCCAGCTGAGCTAGCCTGAAGGTCCGCTCTTGGGAAGTCTGGCGGGATCCTTCGCGTCTGCAGCGAAGTGCGCGCTACGCCCTACCTGAATGTCGTGATTGGGCTGACAGGCGCCATCCGGGTTCGGGTGCCAGAGGGCAAATTTGCCGTGCGTCAGCAGTAGCACCTCCGCAAGGCAGCTTTGAGACCAAACTACGTCATGCTGAACCACGCGCGAACGTCAGATGTCTACCGCAGGCCGTTTCGCTTCTCTCGCAGCTTGACGTACTCCAAATGTTCCCTATTTGTTCGAGCCATGTGGACCATGCGAAAAACGGTAATCGGCGGCGAAGTCAGAGAAGATGATTGGGTGATTGTCTGGAACGGCCGTTCGGTGGGCCGGATAAGTCTGGATGCCTTTCCATATAATGATGCCAAGTCCTGGACGTGGGCGACATGGGTCCATCCAGCAGAGCACGGTCGGGTCGACACTATGGAAGAGGCCAGAGAGAAAGTGCGAAAGGTAGTATTGCGCGTGTTGGCCAACGAAGACTAA